GCGGCCGGCGAATGGCAGCGCGATATCGTCCGCGCCATCTTCGGTTCAATGGTCGGCGACACGCGCATGGTGCAGGAGCTTTTCTGCATGGTGCCGAAAAAGAACAACAAGACGACCGGCGGCGCCGGGGTCTCGTTGACCGCTTTGCTGATGAATTCCCGGCCCCATGCCGAATTCATCTATGTGGGGCCGACGCATGAGGTCTCCGACCAAGCCTTTCAACAGGCGGTCGGGATGATCGAAGCCGACGATTATCTAAGCAAGCGGTTCCATATCGCGCACCATACGAAGACGATTCTGGACCGGCGCAACAAAGCCCGGCTCAAGGTCAAGACCTTCGACATGAAGGTCGTCACCGGCTCCAAGCCGATTTTCGTGTTGCTGGACGAACTGCACCTTATGTCGTCCATGGCCGCCGCCGCCCGGATCATCGTCCAGATTCGCAACGGCATGCCGGCGCCGGAATCGGTGCTGGTCATGATCACCACGCAATCGGACGAGCCGCCGGCCGGGGCATTCAAGACGGAACTCCGATATGCGCGCGGCGTCCGCGACGGCCGCATCAAAGAAAGCCGTATGCTGCCGATCCTCTATGAATTCCCGGAGGAGATGCAGCGCAGCGGCGCGTGGCGCGATCCGGCGGTCTGGCCGCTGGTCAATCCGAACCTCGGCCGCTCGATCACGCTCGAAAAGCTGAAATCGAGCTATCAGGCGGCAGTCGAAAAGGGCGACGAGGATCTGCGCCTATGGGCGTCGCAAAGGCTGAACGTCGAAATCGGCGTCGCCCTGCATGACGACCGCTGGCTCGGCGCCGATTATTGGGAAAGCGCGGCCGATCCGTCGATCACGCTCGACTCGCTGATCGCCGAGTCCGATGCCATCGTTTTCGGCATCGATGGCGGCGGGCTGGACGATCTATTCGGGCTGGCGGCGATCGGCCGTTGCAAGCGCAATCGCAGTGAATGGCGGCTCTGGTCGCATGCCTGGGCGCACAAGGATGTGCTCTCCCGGCGAAAGGAAATCGCCGACCGGCTGCATGACTTTCAGCGCGACGGCGATCTAACCATTTGCGAGACGCCGACGCAGGATTTCGAGGAAGTCGCCGACATCATCGCCCGCGTCCGGGATACCGGGCTGTTGCCCGAAAAGGCCGGCGTCGGCCTCGATCCGGTCGGCGTCGCCAACATGGTCGATGCGCTGGCGGTGCGCGGCATCACTGGCGATCAGGTCGTCGCGATCCCGCAGGGCTACCGCCTTTCGGGCGTCATCCAAGGCACAGAGCGCAAATTGAAGGACGGCACGCTTTGGCACGCTGGCGCGCCGCTCATGGCGTGGTGCGTCGGCAATGCAAAGGTCGAACAACGTGGGAATGCGGTGCTGATTACCAAGCAAGTCGCGGGCAAGGCGAAAATTGACCCGCTCGTCGCCGCCTTTGATGCGGCCATGCTGATGAGCAAGAACCCCGAGGCGGTCGGGGCGGGCATGGATAGCTATTTCCTAAGCCTCGCAGGGGCAGCGGCGTGAGCCTCCTCCGCAAAATGGCGACCTTCTTCCGGCGGCTGTCCTTGCGCACCCCGGACGGCTGGTATCCCGATGGCCANGGGCGAGCCGATCACCGACCAGAACATCCTCGCGATTTCGGCTGTATGGGCCTGCGTCAATCTGCTGGCCGGCACCATCGCATCACTCCCGCTCATGGTCTATCGGACCAACAGCCGGGGCGAGCGCACGCTGGCGCGCGATCATCCGTTGTTTCGCATCCTGCATGACAGCCCGAATTACGACCAGACGGCCACCGACTTTTGGGAATTCTCCTCGGCCTCTATCGAGCTTTGGGGCAATTCCTACGCGGCGATCGAAAGGAATGGCGGCGGCCGGGTCGCGGCGCTTACGCCCTTGCGCCCGGATAGCGTCAGCGTCCGCCGGCTCGAGAATGGAAATCTGGAATACCGCTGGACCATGGACGGCGAGAACCATGTCGGCAGCGACCGCGCCATTCTTCATATTCGCGGCTTTGGCGGCGATCCCCTCGGCGGCATGTCCACCTTGCATTTCGGCCGGCATGCTTTCGGCCTTGCCCGCGCGATCGATCGGGCGGCGGCCGGGACATTCAGCAACGGCATGATTTCGCAAACGGCGCTGACATTCGAGCGGTGGCTTACCGACGAGCAGCGCAATCTGGCCGAAACCAAGCTCTCGGAGAAATACATCGGCGCCAAGAATAGCGGCCGGCCGATCATCCTTGAGGGCGGGACGAAAATCGATGTGCTTTCGATCAAGCCCGAGGACGCGCAGATGCTCGAATCGCGGGGATTTTCGGTCGAGGAGGTCTGCCGGTTCTTCGGCGTCCCGCCCTTCATGGTCGGGCACACGCAAAAGGTGACCAGCTTCGGCTCCGGGCTTGAGCAACAGGTTTTGGGCTTCCAGAAATTCACGCTTCGCCGCCGCCTAAAGCGGATCGAGCAGGCTTTGGAAAAGCAGCTGCTTACGCCGGCCGAGCGGGCCGCCGGGCTCACCATTGAATTCAATCTGGAAGGATTGCTGCGCGGCGATAGCACGGCGCGGGCGGCCTTCTATCAGTCGGCGCTGGCCAACGGCTGGATGACGATCAACGAGGTCCGGGAAAAGGAAAACCTGCCTCGCGTCGAGGGCGGCGATGTGCCGCGCATGCAGATGCAGAACGTGCCGATCACCGAGGCGGGCAAGCAACAGGAGGCATTGCCGGCGCCGGCCGAAAATCAGGAGCCGGAACCATGAAAACCAAAGATTTCACCCTCCAAGTCAAGGAACTGACCGAGGACGGCACCTTCGAAGGCTACGGTTCGATTTTCGGCAATGTGGATGCCTACGGCGAAAAGGTCGTTCCAGGCGCCTTTGTGGAGAGCCTCGCCAAGCACCGCCGCGAGGGCACCAACGTCCTGATGCTCTGGCAGCACGACCCCGACAATCCTATCGGCGTTTGGGAGGATTTGGCCGAAGATGCCAAGGGCCTTTACGGCAGAGGCCGGCTGATCCTCGAAATCCAGAAGGCCCGCGAGGTCCGCGCGCTGATGCTGCAAAAGGCAATCGGCGGCCTCTCCATCGGCTATCGCGAAGTCGAGACAGAGCCGGATGGCAATGTCCGCCTCCTGAAAAAGCTGGAGCTTTACGAGATTTCCCCGGTCGCATTCCCGGCCAATCGCCGGGCGCGGATCGAGGCCGTCAAATTCGGAGAATTCGAGGCATTGGCGCGGCGCGGCGAGCGCCTCCAAGAGCTGGCGCGGTGCTTCCGCGACGGCGAGCCGATGCCGGCAAAGGAATTCGAGGAAATCCTGCGGGATGCAGGCTTCCCGAAAAGCGCAGCCGTACAGATCGCCTCTGTCGGCTACGCCAAGGCCATTCGGAGTGAGTCCGAGGGCAGCAAGGCGAACGAGCAGGCCGCGTTTCTTCAAGCCCTTTTGCGCGGCTGATTTTTCCCCTCACTGCGAAAGGACTCCGCTATGCCGGACCCTGTAGAAAAGACCGCCGAGCAGCTGGCTCTGGAGGTCAAAGCCGAATTCGACAAGACCATAAATCAGGTCAAGGAGATTGCCGAAAAGGCACTCGCCGAGGCCGCCAAGGGCGTCGGCTTGACCGACGATTTGAAGGAAAAGGCCGACGAGTCTCTCCTGAAAATGAACGCCCTGACAGAGCAGGTCGCCGACATCGAGCAAAAGCTCGCGCGCGGCGGCGGCAACAAAAACACCCCTGAAAAGACCATCGGCGAGCAGTTCGTCGAGGACCAGGGCGTTAAGGACTGGGCGCAGTCCAGTCCGAGCAAGGGCAAGGCGGACGTTCGCTTTAAGGCGACGATCACCTCCGCGACGACNAGACCACCCGCCTGCCGGGCATTCTTGCCCTACCGCAGCGGCGTTTGACCGTTCGCGGCCTGATTTCGCCGGGTCGCATGGACGGCAATTCGCTGGAATACGTCCGTGAGACGGGATTCACCAATTCGGCGGCGCCCGTCGCGGAAACAGCGGCCAAGCCGGAGTCGGACCTGAAATTCGATCTGGTCACGACCTCGGCGAAGGTCATTGCCCACTGGATGAAGGCGAGCCGTCAGATTCTTGACGACTTCTCGCAGCTTCGTTCGATCATCGACCAGCGGCTCCTGTATGGCCTCGCCTATGTCGAGGAAGGCCAGCTGTTGAACGGTGACGGCACCGGCCAAAACCTGCATGGGATCATCCCGCAGGCCACCGCCTATGCCGCCGCGTTCACGCCCGATGCGCCGACCGCGATCGATACCCTGCGGCTTGCTCAGTTGCAGGCGGCGCTGGCCGAGTATCCGGCCACCGGCCATGTCATGAACCCGACCGATTGGGCGCGGATCGAGTTGGAAAAGGACACGACCGGCCGGTACATCATCGGCAATCCACAGGGCATGATCGGGCCGACTCTTTGGGGCCTGCCGGTCGTCGCCACGCAGGCAATCGCGGTTGACAAGTTCCTGACCGGCGCATTCCGGCTCGGGGCGCAGCTTTTCGACCGCTGGGACGCCCGCGTCGAGGCTGGGTTCGTCAATGACGACTTCATCAAGAACCTCGTCACGATCCTCGCCGAGGAACGCTTGGCGCTGGCCGTTTATCGGCCGGAAGCCTTCATCTATGGCGATCTTGGCTATGTAGCCTGATCGATGGGGGCGGCTTTCGGGCCGCCTTGAAAGGGAGCAACCACCATGGCCGAGTTTACCGTGAAGCGGCAGCATCTTGGCGACCGTATGTATTTGCCGGGCGATACCCGCCAAGCGGCAGAAAGCGAGGTCGCGCATCTGATCAGGAACGGCGTCCTGCAAAAAGAAAAAGCGCCGAAGCCGGAAAAGGGAAAAGCTGAACCCGGCGCCCCGGCAAACAAGGCCGAAGGCGCCGCCCCGAAGAATAAGGGTGCATGAGCATGCTCATTCCAAAGCATCGCCCGGTTCGCGTCACCCCGCCGGCCGGGCCGCCCGTCGGTCTCGCCGATGTCAAGAAAGCCCTCCATGTCGAGCACAACGAGGACGACGGCCGGCTTCAAGATGAAATTGCGGCAGCTGTTGCACATTATGAAGGGCCTGATGGCATCCTCGGCGGCGTTATCCTTTCCGAGCAAACATGGCGGCAGGATTTCGATCGGGTCGAGCAGAAATTGCTTCTGCCGCTGCGCCCGGTCGGCGATATCGTCACCGTGACTTGGAAGGATGAGGACGGCGCGGAGTCGACCATCGGCGACACCAATTATGCGCTCCTAACCGACGCCGCCGGCCGGTCTTATCTCCGCTTCCACGACTCCTATGAATTGCCGAACTATCTTTATGAGGTCGCGGGAGCGTCGATCGAATTCGCCACCGGCTATGAGACCGTCCCGGCTGACATCAAGACCGCCGTCATCGTCCGCGTGCAATTGCAATATGACGAGGCCGCATCGAACAACGGCCAGAACCTTGAACGGATAGAGGCAAACCTCATCCGCAAATATCGCCGGCCGGGGATCGCCTGATGACTATCGCGGCCGGCGATCTGCGCGAAAAGATCACCGTCGAGCGCGCCAGCTATATCAACAATGAATTCAACGAGCCGGTTGAGACGTGGGCGCCCTATATCAGCCGCCGCGCCCGGCGCGAGGATTCCGGGTCGGGCGAGAAAGAGGCGGCCGGGCAAGTCGGCGCCTTTCTGATGGCGCGTTTTGCGATCCGCCGCGACGCGCTTGTCGATGGCATCAAGCCCACCGATCGCATCTCCTATGACGGCGCGCATTGGAACATCAAAGAGATGAAGCAACTCCGCGACAATACGCGCTTCCTCGAAAT